TGACCTGCACCCCGAAGGTGACCCGCAGGCGGCCAACGTTCGCGGACGTAATGGTGCGCGTCACCGGCTTTGCCTTCGTCACTTCCACGCCCAGTGCGGTTTCAGCTCCGGAGGACTCAAAGCCTTCCGGTGGTGTCTGCTCCTGCTCCCCGGCACGCCAGACCGCAGTCACACCGTGTATCACGGGATTACCGTCCGTGTCCGTCAGCGGGGTTTTGTTCACCAGAATACTCTGCAGCCCCTTCACCGGACCTTCAATCGGCCCTTCACCAATGGCGTCAATCACGCTCATCATCTGCGTGGACTTAAGATTGTCCTTTGCCTCTACCGGCGTGTGCCCTTGCCACCACCTTTGCCCATTGTCTCACCCTTTACTGTGATAACTGTTACGCACAAAAACAACAGGCATCCCGGAGGATGCCTGTATCATGACTGAATAAAAATTCTGAATATCTTCACATTTTCTGTACGCCCCCGTGGCAGATATCATTCCCGGGCGTTACAGTTTTTTCGGGCCAATAAAAACAAAACTCCCTGTGGTTAATCTTCATTTTCTGTTCCCGCAGCCTTCGGTCACTGCGGGATTTTTTTATTCTTTTTACCTCTGCCGCCCGATAACCACCACCTTCCCGTCACCGCCTTCATCACGGGTACTGATGTCCTGGGAGATTCGCCGTGAGCCAACCAGCATTTCACCGTAAGGCACCGGCATCGGGTTCCCCTGTGCAATCATGTTATCCAGCGAGGAAAAGTACGTGTTCTGTCTGCCGTTATCCGTGCTTTTGTACTCCGGTACTTTAGCCTTCGGGGCCAGCATCTGAGCCACACCACCCAGTATCATGCTGGCCCCCAGTGAAAACAGCATCGTGGTGGCAGAAAAACCACCGGCTGCCAGGGCTGAACCCCATAACGCCATTGATGCCCCGGCAGTGAAGAACGACCCCACGATGGCCGCCGCCCCCAGCACAATCTGCAGTCCGCCCTTTCCGGCTCCGGCCAGTCGCGGCACAATATGGATGACCGCCCCCTCACCCAGAGGTTCGTGAAGACGGGCGTACACCGCCTCCGGTGCCGTGTCCTCACCGCGAATACGTATCTGGTACCAGCCTTCGTTCATCTGACGGCGGAATCCCGGCACCTGTAACGACAGCGCCCGGATGGCTTCCGCTGCCGTGTTCACATACAGGCTGAGGCGGCGGCTAAATCGTTGTAAATCCCCGTGAAGGCAGATACGTGCCAGTGGCGGTGACGCCAGGCTGAATGCGTTCGTCGTTGCCATTTTTCAGAATACCTCTCCCGTTTACTCAGTTGTTCAGGCAGATGGTGAAGCAGTTCACCGTTGCCGCAGTATATGGCGGCATGATTGGCCACCGATGCGCCAAAGCAGCACAGCAGGATATCGCCCGCCTGTGCAGAGGACAGGGGCACCCGGTAAAAGCCGGTGACCGCCATATTGTCCAGGTAAAGGTTCTGACCGTTGCGCCACCAGTCATCCTCACGCTCAAAATCCGGCAGCGTTATCCCCGCCAGATGGTATGCATCCCGGAACAGGGTGTAACAGTCCGTCACCCCGTGCTCAAAACGACGCCCGGTCAGGTGCGGCACACAGCGGAATTTGTGAATTTCCCCCCGGCAGACCAGCCACCAGGGCAGGGCACTCTTTATCTGCAGCCGCCGGTCGGCCTCGCTCAGCCAGGGCAGACCACCAGGGTGGCTGTGAACCAGCGCCACAATCTCCCCCTGCATCTCTGCCTGCAGCCAGTCTTCCGGCGCAATACGAAAATACGCCTCCGGCTCTGCGGAGATATTCACGCAGGGCTGGTACCGTTCGCCCTCCGGGGTGCCTATCACGAAGCCGCACGACTCCGCAGGCGCACACCGCCGGGCATGCACCAGAATCGCTGATTCAGTCTGTGTCATAAAACAGGATTTACTGCGAAGTTTATTGATGGAAAGGAAACCGCCAATATTAGCCACCATGCCGCGCATCTCACACCCGCGCATGCACTTGCTGCATCTGTCCTTCCGGATATCCGTGGTGGGGTTGTCGAACTCATCCGCCACCGCAGGACCGTTATACCCGCATTCATCTCCCCGGTAATCCCACATACAGGTGTTCGCCAGCATGATGCGACCGGGAAACAGCGCTCCGTCCGTCTCCGTCGGTGTGGCCAGCACAAACGAGGCCGTCATGGCCGTCAGCTCTGACATCTGCTCCACCACCCACCGGTCAGTCAGCTCCTGCTCCGGGTCGGCCTCCGGATTGCCTGTCACAAAGTTCACCGCATCCAGAAAACGCGCATACACCCGGCGGCGGACCACCGTGGCCCCCACCAGGCTCTGCAAATCCTCCGCCATCCCGGTGACAAGACCGAACAGATTCGACACCGTCAGCGACGGTCTGGCACTGCTGCCCTTCCCGTTCATCTCAAAGCCGCTGCCGTCAATCGGGTATGCCTGATATTGCCGCCCCTGCCAGGTAACCGCCTCCCCTTTTTCATTCAGCTCATTGCAGTAAAAATACCGCTCACCGCCCTGCGCCGTCAGGTCGATTTCCCAGAGTACCACCCGCGGTGACTGCTCTGATTTAACCGACTCGTTCAGACTTTCTTCGTGAATATCCTGCATCAGTTCACCACCTGCTTAAACTCCGCGCTGAACTCAACGCGCAACATCCCGACCCGCGCAGACCACCCGGCACAGGTCACCTTTATCTGCCGGTATGCATAGGGTGGCTTCCACAAAAATGCCTTCCAGCCTCCGTGCTCTGCCAGGAACGCTTCCAGATGCCGGGCCTCCTCCCGGGTCACGGAAAGCGTCACACGGTATGTTTTCAGGTCAGCATTCAGCCCTGCCGCCATACGCTGTGAGTACCCGTCACCAAAACGCACTTCACGCACCGATGGCTGCGAGTTCACCTCCATATCCGGCTTCACTTTCCAGCGAAAGGTTTTCATCGCCCGCTCCCCGATAACATACCGCCATCACGCAACTGCAGCCGGAGCTCATCCTGCGCCCCCTTGCGGGCCATGTCATACACCGCCTTCATCAGCTGCGGCCCCGCCTGTCCGTTGGTGCCGTCGTTCTGAATCACCACGTGATTGTTCTGATTAAAATTAATACCTTCCGCCCGCCGCATCTGCGCCGGACTTCCGGCACCACCCACATAACCACCTTCCGCATAGCCGCGCATCAGACGGTAAAGATTCCCCACACCTATCCGGCTGGTTGCCTCTTTCGTGAAAACAAACTCCCCGCGGTGAACTATCCCCGCAGGCTCATATTTGCCGCCCGTCCCCGTAAATCCTCCGATCGCGAAATGGAAGTTCGCCGCCGCAGCCTGAATGGCCGTCCCCGAGGAAGCAGATGCACCACCACCGAAAGCACCGCCAATGGCGCTGCCGATACGCCCGACAATGCCCACCATGGCCTGTTTAAGCAGGATTTCTGTCATCATGGACAGCACCGAACGGGTGAATCCCCGCCAGTCTGCCTCTGCACCGGTCAGCATCGCCGCCATATTCTGTGCAATACCGTCAAAGGTCTGCGTGGCAGCACTTTTAACCTGCGAAAAACTGTCCGTCGCACTTTCCGCCCACTCGCCCCAGCCGGACTTCAGCCCGGCCATCCAGCTTCCACGAAGCTGCTCCTCCGCAGACCAGGTGTTCTTCAGTGCAGATGTGGCCTTCGCCAGCGCAGCCGGATTATCACCGTACACGTCCCGAAGACGCTGCGCTTCAGACTCCCGCTGCGCCTGACGGTCAGTGAGACCGCGGGCTTTTGCGCTGATGGCGGCCTGCTTCGCGCTCTGCTGCTCTTCAAACCGCACCGCCTGCTGTGCCAGCTCATTCAGGCGTTTCTGGTGTTCAACTTTGTCTCCCAGCTCAGCCAGCTGGCGTTTGTACTCCAGCGTCTCGTCTTTATGCGCCAGCAGGAATTTTTCCTGCTCAGATAACTGCCGTTTCGTGGCAGCCTCTTTCAGGACCGCATACTGATTTTCCGCTTTCCATAAATCGCGACGCTGCTGGCTGATTTTCTCATTCGCACCGCTGTGTTTTTCCAGCGTCCTGAGCTCGGTTTCAAGCGCCAGCAGGGCAGCATGCGCCTGGTCTTCCTGACGCTCACCGGCTGACACTTTGACTCCTGACGACTTCGGCTTTTTCAGCGTCGATTCATAATCCTTTTTCGCCGCCGCCATCAGCGTGTTGTAATCCGCCCGCAGGATTTTCCCGTCTTTCAGGGCCTTATTCAGTTCTTCCTGACGGGCGGTATATTTCTCCAGCGGCGTCAGCAGACGCTCATACGCCTTCTGCGCCTCTCCGGTATACTTCAGCTGTGATGCGTCCCGTTCGGCCCGGTCCCTGGCGGCCAGTTCACCGGCTTTTTCCATATCCGACTGCAGCGTGGCCGCTGCCAGCCCCAGACGGGCATTTTCCCGGTCATTCCATGCGCCCTGAAGGTTGGCCCGGAAAGAGGCGGTTTTTCCCCGGCGCTGGCTCCGGCTCTGGTACCACTGCCATTTTTTATCCGCCTCATCAAATGCCTTCTGTGCACTGGCGAGCATATCCGCTGAGGACTCAGGACGACCGATATCCAGAATGGCATCCCACATCGATTTGAATGCCTTCCCGGTTTTATCCGCCCAGGTCTCCAGTGTCCCCATGTTTTCTTTCAGGCGACGGGTCTGCTCATCAAAGCCTTTCGTGGCGATATCGTTCGCCGCCTGTAAGGCCCCGGCCTCATCACCGGAACGCTGCAGCTGCGCAACATACGCAATCTGCTCTGCCGTCACGTTACGGAACTGGCGCACCATCGCAATCAGCCCGACGTAGGTCGGTGGTCAGTTTCCGAAAGCCTCTGCAACCTTGTCCACCTCCACACCGGATGCAGAAGCAAAACGCGCGACACTCTGGTTGATGGCATCAAACTGTCACCACCACGCACACCGGCATTCACCAGGGCTGCCAGTGACTCTCTCGCCTGGTTAAACGTCAGCCCTGCTGCCTGCCCGGCTCTTGAGAGCGTCAGCATGCGATCGGCAGTCAGTCCGGACTGATTACCGGAAAGAACCAGGGTTTTATTAAACGCTGAAAGCGTGGAATCTCCCTGGTACCAGGCGTACACCAGCGCACCTGTCGCCACCGCCAGCGAGGTGACCCCGACCATCGGCAGGGTGATCGCACCGGCAAGCCCCCTGAACATGGGGATCATCCCGCCGAAGGAGTCCTTCACCTGACCGCCCTGTTGCAGCAGGATCAGCCAGGGATTCTGACCACCGGCAAGCTGCGTGGCGATATCCGTAAACTGTGCGGGCAGGGTTCGCATGGCCGCTTTATACTGCCCGACGGAAATCCCGGCTTTTTGTGCAGCCAGCGCCTGGCGGCTCAGGCCCTGTTCAACAGCACTGGCGGTTTTTCTGACGTCGGTATCCAGACCTGAAAAATGACGCCTTACCCGGCTCATCTGCTCATCGAAACGGACAGCATCCAGACTCAGGTCAATAACAAGATCACCAACCGGCTGGGACATATCTCACACCTCCCGGAATCCCCGCTGAAGCCATCATTAATGCGGCATCATCCACCATGACATCCGCCACATCCGCAGACGATAAAATATCGCGCCCTCCGTCCCCACCGAACCGGACGCCTCCGGCAAGTCCTGCCGCTTTCTGCATCAGCATTTTGTCCTCATCCGGCCTCTCCACCTGCTCTTCCTCATGCCGGGGGACAAGCAGACTGAAATCAGAGGGATGCATATCCGGATCGCAAAAAAACAGGCTGAGTACAGCGTACGTCAGCCCGGAAAAATGCATATCCAGCTGGGTATCCTGAAAATAATGCGTGCGGTAAAAACGGTGCCAGTCGGCATATTCGGTGGATGTCATCCCGGCAAGCATGGCGCGCCAGTCGGGTCTCCCCATCTCACGCGCCAGTCTGAGGGCAAAGTTCAGCTCGCCGTCGAAGACTTTCCCGCAGAAAAATCATCATCAGTCAGCGTGTTATTTTTCGCCACTTCAGTAATATCAGTATCCGGACGAACAGCCCCGCTCATCCCGGACAGGCACAACACCACGTCTTCCGCCCGGGCAATGGCATCGGCAGGCCAGGTGGTGAGCACTTCCTGCTCTATCTTCATCACGGCCTCATTCATTGACGGTGACTGCGTTTTCTGTGGATGGTTATGCCACAGGGACATCGCCACCAGAAACGCGCCGGTTCTGACGAGATCTTCCACGCTTACCTGCAGGTTGCCGCTGGATTCTGCCTGTTCTGCACGCCGTTTCAGGAGGGCAAGATGCTCGATACGCTGCAGCGCAGACAATTCGGAAAGCGTGACAGACACACCGTTATATTCAAATTGTTCTGTTTTCAGAAACATGTATGACCTCCGTTTACCCTGCAGCGCCCGCTTCAGTAACGGTGACTTCAGCCACTGCGGCGAACTGACCATTTCCGCTCACCACAGGGATCTGCACCTTACCTGTCGCCACGCCGTTTACCGTAATTGTCATATCTTTCACACTAATGGTGGCTTTCGACGGATCGGCGGAAACCGCTCTGAACGTCTTGTCTGTTGCACTTTCCGGCTCAAAAGAACCGTCAGGGTGGTTGTTTCCCTTTTGCCACCGTACCGGATGTCGGCGTCACCTTAATCGCACT